CATCCCAATTGTACAGTGGTTGATTGAAGGAGGATGCCCCTGAAAATACATAGTTCAAATCAGACAAACTATCTATTGTCCAATCGTTCAATGACTGATTAAAGTCAGTCGCATTTCTAAACATAGATTCCATGGTAGACACACTGGTTATATCCCAGTTACTTATATCTTGATTAAACGATGATGCTCCTTCAAAGGTAAACCTCATTTGATTTATTTGTGAAACATCCCAATTGTACAGTGGTTGATTGAAGGAGGATGCCCCTGAAAATACATAGTTCAAATCAGACAAACTATCTATTGTCCAATCGTTCAATGACTGATTAAAGTCAGTCGCATTTCTAAACATAGAATTCATAGATGTTATATTTGAAATGTCCCATTTATTCAGTGGTTGATTGAAGTTAGTAGCACCATAGAAAAATTCATCTAAAGAAGTTACACTATTTAGTTTCCAATTATTTAAGGACTTGTTAAATGAGGTTGCATCTTTAAATATGGATTGTATTTGAGTAACATTTGATACATTCCAATCTCCTATATAATGATTGAACAAAGATGCACCTTCAAACATAGACTCCATGTTAGTAACATTCGATACATTCCATCCACTAATATCTTGATTAAAATCAACATAATCTTTGAATAATCCCGACATATCTAAAACGATACTTGTGTCCCAATCCGGGATGTCTTTAAATTCAATTAAAGCATCGGAATAGCAGATATCAAAATCTCTTACAATTTGATGAATGCTATTGTTAGTTACATGTCCTGTTAGTACTAAGAATTCTAAACTGGAAGCATTTTTGAACATAGAGTTTATAGAAACATCATGTTTAGTTGCTTCAATTGGGTTTTTATCTATATATATTATTTCGTAAAGTCTTGTCCAATTGATTAATGACCTATTAAAACTAGTAGCTCCTTCAAACATAGAGTCCATATTGGTGACGTTAGATATATCCCATTTCGATACTCGTTTATCAAATAGGGTTGCGTCTTTGAATAAACTATCCATGTTAGTAACATTCGATACATTCCAATCACCTATATAGGAGTTGAAACTTGTATTTTTAAATAATCCACTTATGTCAGTCAATTGTGTAGTATCTAATGCTTCTATTGGTCTATATACCTTGTTATAATATTCATTATTATTTATATAGTCATGTATCACATCGTAAATAGTTTCTTGTAATACATTTCCGGATAAAATATAATAATTCAAATCACTTACATCTTTAAACATATCCAATGTATTGACCCCTTCTTTGGTAACAATAAATTCTTCATTAAACTCCAAATTATAAGAGACTTCCCATAGATACAACGATTGGTTAAAATACAAATTACCTTCAAACATTGACTTCATAGTATTTACATTGGAGACATCCCAATTATACAAAGGTTGATTGAATATAGTATCTTTAAACATAAAACTCATATTAGTGACTTGTGATGTATTCCAATTATTTAATGATTGATTAAATACCTGATTATTTTCAAATAAAGATTCCATATTGGTAACATTAGATACATTCCATTTACCAATAGGTTGGTTAAATGATATGGCACCTTTAAACATTTCACTCATATTGGTAACACTAGATACATTCCATCCACTCAGGTCTTCATTAAAATCCTCATAGTTTTTGAATAACCCACTCATATCCGTAACTCCGTCAATTGTCCATGTACTAATAGGACCATATAAGGCCAAGGCATCAAATCTATCGTAGCGCCATTTATATACTGCATCGTAAATATTATTGTCTCTAATAAAATAATAAGTATCTTTAAATACTCCAAACAAGGGTTGATTAAATACTCCACTTAAATCGAATCTATTATTCTCATCGGTAGTTACACTAAACCCGTATTGGTTTCCTGTAACGCTTGATATATCTTCATTTGACAAATAAATCATCGCGTTGTTAATGTCAGTTATATCTAGAATGATAATATTATTATTATCAGTATTATTATTATCAGTATTATTATTATCAGTATTACCAGTATTTTTATAACCAATAAGAACGCCACTTATATCGTAAAATCCCCAATACGGACTTATTCCTCCTGATTGTTCTCTTTCGAAAAGCATTATATATAGTTAATAAAATTGATTTAGAAATTGTAACATAATATCCCTATGGCTACTCTTGCGAATCAATATCAAAAAAAGACTGATAAAGAACATATCTTAGATAATCCTGATACATATATTGGATCTATCGAAAACGTAAATGGACCAATGTATGTGTATGAAGACGGACATATTGTAAACAAGACTATCGATTATAACCCTGGTTTATTCAAGTTGTTTGATGAAGGTATTGTCAATTGTCGCGATCACGTGGTTCGTATGCTCCAAAAAAAAGAACAAGACGATACTACCCAATTAGTCAATATGATTGATATACAAATTAAAGATAATATGATTACTCTTATGAATAATGGTAATGGTATAGATATTGAAAAACACCCTACTTATGATATTTGGATTCCTGAATTAATTTTTGGACATTTGCGTACATCCACCAATTACAATAAAGACGAAGAAAAAATTACAGGTGGTAAAAATGGTTTTGGATTTAAGTTGGTACTCATTTGGTCTACGTATGGAATGATTGAAACGATTGATTCTACTCGTAAATTAAAATATACTCAAGAGTTTGAGACTAACTTGGACGTTGTTCATAAACCTTCTATTACAAAATGCTCCAAAAAACCATATACCTTGGTAAAATTCAAACCAGATTATAAACGTCTTGGTCTGAATGAACTGTCCAAAGATATGATTTCTTTATTTCAAAGACGAGTCTATGATATTGCCGGTATTACTACCAAAGACGTAAAAGTAAAACTAAATGGGGAAGCATTGGATGTAAAAAATTTTAACCATTATGTAGATTTATACAATGATTGTGAAAAAATAAGTGAGCAATACGAACGTTGGAGTTATAGTGTATGTTTAAGCGAAGAATTCAAACAAGTATCCTTTGTAAACGGTATTTTCACCAGCAAAGGAGGAAAACATGTAGATTATATTGTACAACAAATTATAAAAAAAATGATTGCCTATATTGAAAAAAAGAAAAAAGTAGAAGTAAAACCATCTATTATTAAGGAACAATTGCATATCTTTTTGAATTGTACGATTGTAAACCCTTCGTTTGATAGTCAAACCAAAGATTATTTGAATACTCCACCAAGTAAGTTTGGTTCTTCGTGTGTAGTTAGTGATAAGTTTATTGAAAAATTAGCCAAACAAGGTATTATGGAAAACTCATGTGAATTAAGTCATATCAAAGAAAAAAATAATTCTAAAAAAACTGATGGAAACAAAAATAAAACCATTCGCGGTATTCCGAAATTAGTGGATGCTAATTATGCTGGTACGAAAGACTCTAAATTGTGTACGTTAATTTTATGTGAAGGAGATTCCGCTAAAGCTGGTATTTTATCAGGATTGACACCAAGTGACCGAAATATCATTGGAGTATATCCAATGAAAGGTAAATTGTTGAATGTTCGTGGAGAAACGACCAAAAAGATAAATGAAAACAAAGAAATCATTGAAATTAAAAAAATTATGGGTTTGGAGTCCAACAAAACCTATAAAAATACGGATGAATTGCGCTACAATAAAATTCTATTTATGACTGACCAAGATTTGGATGGGAGTCACATCAAGGGATTATGTATTAATTTATTTGAATGTTTATGGCCTTCATTGTTGAACATCGAAGGATTTTTAGGATTTATGAATACGCCTATTTTGAAAGCGACCAAATCTGGAAAAATGATTCACTTTTACAATGAACAAGAATATGAATTATGGAAATCTGAACATCAAGATGCAAAAGGATGGTCTATCAAGTATTACAAAGGATTGGGTACTAGTACTGGTAAAGAGTTCAAAGAATATTTCAAAGATAAAAAAACGATGGATATTCATTTAGGTGACAAAGACAACGAAACCATTGATATGGTTTTCAATAAAAAAAAGTCAGATTTTAGAAAAGAATGGTTGTCAAACTATGAACGAAATAATGTATTAGATACAAGAGATACTAAAATTACATTAGGAGATTTTATCCACCGAGAAATGATACACTTTTCCAAATATGATTGCGATCGCTCCATTCCAAATATGATGGATGGATTGAAAGTATCTCAGCGTAAAATTTTATATAGCGCATTCAAAAAGAACTTGGTTCACGAAATAAAGGTTGCTCAATTCAGTGGTTATGTATCTGAACACTCTGGGTACCATCACGGCGAAAATAGTTTGAATGGAGCAATTGTAAACATGGCTCAAAATTTTGTTGGGTCAAATAATATAAATATATTGATGCCAAATGGTCAGTTTGGTACTCGTTTGCAAGGAGGTAAAGATAGCGCGTCGGAAAGATATATATTTACGAACTTGAACAAAATTACACGAATGATTTTCAAAAAAGAAGATGATGCTATTTTGACCTATTTGAAAGACGATGGAACATTTGTTGAACCTATATATTATTTACCTATTCTTCCAATGATTCTAGTCAATGGTACAAAGGGTATTGGTACTGGATTTAGTACAGACATTCCGTGTTTTCATCCAGTCCAACTCATTGACTATATTCAACATAAATTGGTGGATAAAACATATACTAGAGACTTTGTACCCTTTTATCAGGGATTTCAAGGAGTCATAGAAAAAGATGGTGATCGCCGATTTATTACAAAGGGTAATTATACGATTGACAAACAAGTCATCACTATTACCGAATTGCCTATTGGTGTATGGAATGAAGATTATATTTTACATTTAGAAAAATGTATGGATATTTTAAAAGACTACAAAGACCAGTCCACTGATAAAAATGTTTATTTCAAACTTACCCTAAAAAAACCTATGGAAGAAAGTGACATTATAAAAACATTTAAATTATCCACTACATTATCCATCAACAATATGAATCTATTTGACCACAATGATAAATTAAAACATTACAATGAAGTGTACGAAATTTGCGATGATTTTATAGGTGTTCGTTTGGACTATTATGAAAAACGACGATTACATTTGATTCAGATTTTAAAAGAAGAAATGGAAGTATTGAAAAACAAATGTAATTACATCAATGAATTATTGAACGATACTTTAGATTTACGAAAAAAAACAAACCATGACATATGCGATATATTAGAAAAAAAGAAATATACAAAAATAAATGATTCCTATAATTATTTAATTAAAATGTCTATGGATAGTGTATGTCAAGAAAATGTGGATAGTTTAAATAAACAATTCAACGAAAAACAATCGGAATATGATAAAATGTGGAATACTTCACACAAAGATATCTGGAAAGATGAACTAGACCAATTAAAAAAAGTTCTTCAGTTCTAAACTATTATCGTTATGTAAATAAACGGGTCTATCCATAAGAGTATACATATTTGACGCATCTTTTTTATACTTCAAATAACCCTGAATTTCACCATAAATATTATTTGAACTATAATCCACAACCATAACATTCATTTCATCTACTTGTTTTTTTATGTTGTCAAATTGGAATTTTGAATATTGTAAAAAGATACTTCGCATAATGACTTTTAATACATCCATATTTTGGTCATCAATGACATATTTTTGTTGAGACAAATCATATACCTTTTTTTTTATATCATTATGTACCTTATTTATATTTTCTTTACTAAAATAAGTATTTGATAATTCGCTTGGTTGAAACGTATATTTAGTAGCATTGAAGTAATTGGTTTTATCGTCCAAAGGTATTTGTTCTTTCAAAAAAAATGGGGTTCCGCCTTCTATATCAACTCTACCTGACATTATTATATAATATTATTTTAATATAAATGGAAAAAACGATTTTTATTTCTACGATTGTAGTATTGGTAGTAACTTTATCCATAGTAGCATATATTCTGAATATAACCAAAAAAAAATATGTATATCCACCACATATTAATCAATGTCCTGATTATTATCAACTAAATAGTTTTGGGGATTGTTATGATAAAAATGAAGTAATACACAAAAATAATGACCAATGTTATCTTGAAAATTTTAATAAAACATTATATCAAAATATTACAAGTGGATTATGTAAAAAAAAACAATGGGCAATAAAATGTAATGTTTCGTGGGATGGGATTACAAATAATTCCGAATTATGTATATAAATACTTTATTATTATACTAGTATGGAACAACATCTATATAAGGATAAACATATTTATATTGTAGGTTGTTCTGGAAGTGGTAAATCCTATATGGTACTTAATTATTTTAAAGAAAATTGTCAATATCATTTAAACTATTTATCCATACAACAAATATCTAATATGAATGATATTTTTAAATATACGCATGGTTCTATTATGAATATGATGTACAAAAGTAAAAAAAAAAATATCGTAGTGATAGATGATATTGATATTCTTAATAATAGTGAAAAAAAAATATTGGGCGAATTAATAAAACAAATAAAATTAAATAAAAAAAAGGAAGAAACAAATTCATTCCAATTTATCTTTATAGGCATTAACCATTATGATAAAAAAGTAAAAGAATTAATGAAATTATGTAATGTAATTCATTTAAAGGATACCATAAATGAATATGAAAAAAATATTCAATTAAACATCAAAAATGTAATCGAACAAAAGATAAGTCATTTTGTTGAAAATGAAAAGGCTACTCAATGCCTTATGTTTCACGAAAATATTATAAACCATCTAAAAAAGGAAGATATATGTTTCTATTTAGAATTTTTAAATAATTTTTGCAGTGGTGATTATTATGATAGGGTAAGTTTTCAAAAACAACTATGGATTTATAATGAAATGACCTATTACTTAAAAATGATATATAATTATAAATTGTATGTTCATTCAAACGTACAAATCAAACCACAAAAAGAAGAATATAGATTTACCAAGGTATTGACTAAATATAGCAACGAATATAACAATAAAAAATTTATTTTAGATTTATGTAATCGTCTAAATATATCTAAACAACAATTATTTACATTGACTTATCCTCTAAGTGATAGTGAATTATGTCGACTTGAAAAATATTTAACTTATCACCGATAATATTTGTTTTATTTTTTGTTCATATTCTCTTATTTTTTCTTTTAACATATTATTTTCGTTGGTTTTTATTTTTAATACTTCTATTATTTCATTCATTTGTAAGGTTCGTTTTGTTCCATCCGGTTGTGTTAAAACTACTTGTTGGTTGGTTTGTTTACTTATTATTTCATCTCGACGTTTTATTTCGGCTAAAACATTGGGTTTATTTTTTATGTCTCCTTCTACATAAAATTTTAGTGTATCTTTAATATCTTTTGTATAAAAATTTATTGTCTTATCGTCTTTGATAAAAGTGGAAGGAACTAAGACGGAATCATTACATACAGGACTATTGGTATTGATTAATCGTTTTTTATCAAATGTATTTTGTTCATGTGAAATGACCAAAATCGTTTTTAATGGATTTAACTGAACAAAGGGTATTGTATAATTTTTTAAAAAGAATTTTTCTTCCGCCAAAACAGCACTATCTTCATAATGAGTATCTTTTAACATAATTCGCTTAAAAGCAAAGGTTCCTGCAGTACCATGATTTGGTCCATAGGGTCCAAATTTATACATCTTATTTAATTCATTAAACCATAAATAAATCTCACTTGAACCAGCACATAAAGCGTTGGATTTATTAAGTGTTTCAACCGCATGACTTACTCGTTCAGGTGGATAATAATCGTCATCATCAATATAAACTATAATGTCATTATCGTTTTTAAACGTACAAAGCTCGTGCATCAAGTTTCGTTTTTTTCCCAGACTCATCCTTTCTTCACAATAAATGTATTTTATAAATGGTATATCTTTTACTAAATCGCCAATTGGATCTGTACCATCGTCTAAAATAACCCATTCCATATATTCTCGCGGATATGTTTGCTTTAGTATATTATCAATCATTTGTAAAATAAAAGGTCGTCGATTGAATGTTGGAGTACATAAACTTACACGGGTTAGTTTTTTTTTATTTTTTTTACCCATTTGTATTATGTTAATGTTGTCTTTAATTCCTTATTTTCATTAAATCGTAAAATAAAATAAGAAAGGTAAAAATAATAGAGACAATAACGCCAAAAATAAAAATATAGAATGAAAATAAATCTTTTATCATAAATAAAATAGTAATACAAACAAATAGTTGAATAATAATATATAAAATTTTAGTATCAAAAGATGTATCATTTAATTTATTTTGGATATGTTTTATATTTTCAAATGGTAAAAAAGTACTATTGAAATTAAAACGAATCATCTTGAAAAATCCAATCATACATAATACAAAAATTATGATAAAGGAAATAACATACAAAAAAATATTTAGTCCTGTAAACCTATCCATAATATTATAATTATTACCTCTTATAATTAAATAATACAAATTTTCAAATAATAAAATAGGTATTGGAATAAGTAAAATAAACATAAATAAAATATAAGACAATCCTTTCATAAAAACATAATAATTAGGTCCTATTGTATCTATACTAAAGGTTATTTTTACTAAAACAGAAAGTAATGATATGCTAATTACGATGAGCATTGGGAATAAAAAAATAAATATAAGTTTATAGGTAAAATCATTTGATATATCGTTCCAAGAGTTTTTATTTACATTTTTCATATTAAAAAAAAGATATAAAACAACGATAAATATGCCATAATAAATAGAAACATACATAGGTTTCTCAGAAATTTCAATATTAGAAGATTCGTATGGTTTTTTATTTAAAATATAACATTGCATGCGTTTCATCATTTCATTTATAGTATAATGAATAATATCTTGGATGTAATTTAATATTCCAAATTTTTCTACAGGTTTATTTTCATCAGGTTCACACTTATCTAAATCATTTTTTATAAAATTAATACAATAATTTAGAGTTATAATCAATGCTAAAAATAAAATAATAATTTCCTTTATAGTATTGGTTATGATTAATGCTGATTTTTCAATATCATTCATAATATCATTCATAGTATTATTATATATTATTATTATAAAATGAATTGGATATTATTTTTATGTTTAGTAATTGCTCTATTGGTTCGTACAAAACAGGGTTTTATGACTCGCGTAAATTCATTTGATATATCGGAATATGAGTCAAATACTTATGCTTGCATTAACGAGCATAAACAAGAGCAACATTTCCAGCCATAAACCTAACCACATTGTAGCGTTCCTCAAAAAAAGTCATATCAAATGAATACTTATAAATTTTAGTAGGGTCTGTATCAATATAACCTATTATATTTCCTTCATCATCGCATACAGAACTAACTGTCTGAGTTTCATCAATATCAGGCGTTAAGGTCAATATATCCATAACGACTTCTTTGAACTTACCTAAATTCATTGCTCCGCAAGGTTGAGTTTCATATGGATTTGTATTCAATGAAAAACTATAACTATACAAACCATCATCCGAATTACCTAAACATTTATCGTATTTTTCAATGTATCGATATATATCAGAACCAAATTCATTTTCGCGATATTTTCCATCCATTAATAAAGATACTTGAATCAACATATGCTTTACATTATTTTCATCTGGAAATTTAGTAATAGAAAATGATTCTATTTCATTATTATGTTTTAAGTCTATAAAATTCAATCCTACATTGGGAACATCTTTGTATTTCCAGTTTGTATAGTTGCTCCATTCATTTCTTTGATAAATATCACTTCTTCGTAAAAACCAAAACCAATTGGATACCAAATTATTTGTCTCTATTTTTATACGTCGTGAACCTACTATATGATTGTAAATAGTTTCTTTTACATCTAAAAACAAATAAGTATGTTCATTAGACGCAAATACTTTTGTTTCTTCTTCCGATAAAAAAGCATATGTAGCAATTATATTTACATCGCTGGCCCAATTATTTTGTAAATTGATATATTCATTTTCTGGTGGAACTTGTAAAAACCGATACATTTGATATAATGGCGACCCAAAATCAGGTCTAATTCGTTGTGATTTTGAATCTTGGGTTACATCTAAAATAGTAAACAATTGGCGAATTGGTCGCAACGTAACATCAATGACCAATTCGTTGTATTGGAGACAAACCAATGGAAATGCGCTTTTGGTGGAATTTGCAAACCAAAAAGGTAATGGTATATATAATTTACGACCATAAATAGACGGTTCAGGTGGTTGGTCAGGATCCGTAGTAATAGAATGTGGATAATAACCATTTCTATATGGATTATTCAGTTCATCTACATTACCAGTCATTTTATAAAATTGTTCCTTTTTATTATGGGTTTCATTTCGTTCAATCCTATTTTTGATATAATCTCCGCTAAATTGTTGTAATATTTGACCACCAGAAGATAACGTCACTTCTTCAATGAACAACGACCCAATGTCTTCTATCCATTTGAATTCATATGGATTATACGAGTCTCCATTTTTGTAAAATGAACTCCATATATTGGGCAAAGTAATCACCAAGTAAGTGTTCAACAATAACTCGGCATAACGTGGTATTTTAAATGTAAATTTAGAAGACTCGTTTAATTGTAAGGTTCGTTCGCCATTGAAATCGATACGATATTTTTGTAATCCAAAATTGGTATATTTAGCATAAACACTTTTAAAAAATGTTTTGGTTGGATTTCCGTTTAATATTATATTTTGATTTCCATAAGCTATTATATTTAATAACCCTCCAGGCATTACTTATAAATTAAATATATTTTTATATTACATATATGGATAATTACATATTGTTATTTATATCGTTCTTTGCTATAATTGTAATTATATACATATTTCTTAGTATAAATAAGCAAAAAGATACATGTGAAAAATTAGATAAATATAATGAATACGGAGAGTTTCAATTACCAAATACCAATTTATCAGGTATTTCTATAAAAGATATTGTGTTCAAATCCGCATTTAACTGTTGTTGTATTGGTGGTTTGAAACACGATTATGTAGATATATGTGCTTTGAAACATTGTTATAGAGCAGGTGTAAGAGTATTAGACTTTCAAATTTTTTCTTTAAATGGGTTTCCAGTTATTTCTGCATCGACTGTAAATGAAAATGAATATAAAGAATTATATAATTATTTGAGTTTTTCAGAGACAATGAATCAAGTTAATTATATGTTTTTGAATTCATCAAAACACTCAAATAATAATCAAGTATTGTTCTTGAATTTTAGAATAAATAGTAACAATATGGATATTTATAATCAAATGGCCAAAATATTATTGGAAACTTTTTCAGGTAGTAGTGAAATACTATTAAAAACTCCAGTCGATAAAGAATTAAATCAATATACATTGAATGATCTAAAAAATAAAATTATTATTATGGTTGATTTAAATGCTTCTCCTAAAATGAAAGATAGTTTTATTAAAACAGATTTAAGTAAATTAACATTGGTTACATTTGGTACAGGATTCAAATATCATTCTTTATATGAAAGCGAAGCCTCCTTACAATCTGGTATTGAATTATCTTCTCTATATCCTAATAAATCTAGTTATGCGAACAATTATGATTATAATGATAAAGGTATACGTAACCGATTTAATTTTATATATATGAATTTTCAGAAGAAAGACGCATATCTAAAAAAATATTTAAAGTATTTTACTGATTCTTCGTCTTTTCAAAAATCGTATTCTTAAAATATATAATCTATATATAGATGTCCTATGTTTCCATATTAGAAGATGCGATAGAAACCAATGAAAAAATACAAAAGAAACAAAAGAAAAAATATTTACAAAATGATATCATAAAAATTTTAGAGAATTTTATTCGTGAAAAGGGATTGGTTTGTTATGGCGGAATAGCAATTAATTCTATTTTACCTTCTTCTAAAAAATTTTATGACAAACAACTCGATATACCAGATTACGACTTTTTTTCACCTAATGCGTTGGAGGATGCCAAAGAATTAGCCTTACTATACGCAAGAACGGGTTATGAAAATGTGGAAGCAAAATCAGCATTATTTCATGGCACCTATAAGGTATTTGTTAATTTTATTCCTATTGCGGATATTACTTATTTAGATACAACTATTTTCAATATAATTAAAAATAAGGCAATTATTGTAAAGAATATTTTATATGCTCCACCAAGTTATTTGCGTATGAGTTTATATCAAGAATTATCACGCCCATATGGCGATTTAAGTCGATGGCAAAAAATATACAATCGACTCACATTATTGAATGAAACTCATCCTTTCCAATATGATGTAGATTTGACACAAAATAATTTAATTTATAACAATGTATATAATAAGTTGGTTGATATTTGTACCAAACAAAAATATATATTGTTTGGCGATTTTGGTCTTTCCTTTTATAAAGACTATTTTCCTAATAAATATAAAAAAATAATAGACTCCAAACAAACTAAACAAATTTATATTTTATCAGATAATTACAAAAACGTTTTGAAACAACTCAAATCTATAAACTATACCCTTATACCACATGAAGGTGATTATAAATTTATAAATTCATTTTATGAAGTAGTCATAGAAGGACAATCTATGTTGTACATTTTTACCACTAATTCTTGTCAGTCATTTAATATCATCAAACATAAAGGTAAATCATACCATATTGCAACCATAGATACCATATTAAGTATTTATTATGCGTTTAATTTTATAAATGAATCTACTATCAATATGGTCAATATATTATCGTATTGTTATTTGTTAGAATCGATACATTCGAATAACAAAACTAATGTATTAAGACGTTTTTATTTACCATGTATTGGTCATCAAATCACCATCGAAGACATACGAAAAGAACGCGATCAAAAATATACAAGATATAAAAAAAACAAAAAAAATGATGAATACAAAAGGTGGTTTTTAAAATATTATCCTAAAACAAGAAAAAAAAAGAGTTAAATATTATATCTTATATGTATATAATGATAAAAACTTTTTCAAAGTCTTTTTTACAATACAAACATTTTCGGCGTTATATGGAAAATTTAGAGACAACCTTTTTCAATATAGATCCTAGTTATGAACATTACGAACATTACAAACATTTTCGGCGAATTCGTCAAGAAAATGATCATAAGATTAAACAATCATTTTGTAACGAACCTTGTATTGAACCATATAAACAATACAAACAAAAACGGCAATTGATTGACTATTGGGTAAGTCCATTTTAAATGTGTTCTTGTATAAACAAATAATCTTTGTAATGATGTATAATATCGTTGTGTCTTTTTTTTGAACGATCTGAACAAGTATTTTCTATCATATGTATACGATATCCGCGATTAAAACCGCTAAATATGGTATTCAATACACAAATACCTGTTAAACAACCAGCAATATAAAGGGTTTCGATACGATTACGAGTCAAAAACTTGTCTAAATTTGTCTCAAAAAATGAATCATATCCATGTTTTATAATTACGTGTTCGTGTTTCAAAGGCATTGCGAAATCAAAAGGTATACCTTTATCAAGTGGTCTTGTACCTCTTAGTTCTTGTGAAAATGGTTTAAAATAAGAGAGTGAATTATCCTTTTTAAATACAAAACATATGGTTATATTTTCTTTACGAGCTTTTTTCAATAACTTAGTTACATTTTCTTGTAGGCGGTCATAAAGAAATTGATAATCGGTTTGTAAATCAATCAATAACAAACACGAGTTTTTTTTAAACTTCATTATAATTTAATCATATTATAATGAAAACATACAACTAAATAAAATTTATTATACAATAGTATTTTATGTTCTCCATTTAATAAAATATTATATAATGTCTTAAATGGAGAGACCATCTTGGCAAGCATATTTTACCACGCTAGTTCAACATGTATCCACTCGTTCTCCATGTAATCGTCTAAAAGTTGGTTGTTTGATTGTTCGAGACAATCGTATAATTTCACAAGGATATAATGGATTTTTAACTGGATTACCTCATAATTCGGTTGTGGTAGATAATCATGAAATTGCTACAATACATGCTGAACAAAATGCATTGACCGATTGTGCTAAACGCGGAGTCTCGTGTGATAAGTCAGTCGCCTATATCACACATTATCCGTGTTTGAATTGTGCGAAATTATTGTATAGTGCTGGTATAAAAGAGATTTTTTATATTGAAGATTATAAAAATAGTTCTCAATTAAGAGACATAGGGTTGTTTCATAAAGAAGGTATGTCAATTACTAAGCTAAGTCCATAAAGTACTAGACCGAAAAATATACCATAAGATACATTACCAATTTTAGAAGTGGTTCCTGTTTCAGTTTTTAAACTGTGTCCAAAAATAACTACTAAAATATTCATAATATAATTTCGAAAAAGGGGTTCATTAAATAAAATAAATAACAAAGATGCTAAAATAATCATTTTATGACTTTCTTTCATAGAATTATCTTTTGGGATTCTTGACTCTACATTTGGCTGAAATGTTACCTTTGGATTTTGATTTGATTCATATACTTGTTGATCCATTCGGTTTATTTGAGGTGGTATGTTTTCTGGTATTTCAGTATTTTGTGGAATATGATCGATAGGTAAATCAGTAATATTGGTAGTATGGGTATCCATTACATTTTATTTTATTTTACTTTTGTAAATTTTACTTATTAATCCATATTTTCCCAATCTTCAGGGGTTTTACTTCTTTCTTCAAACATAACATTCTTTTTGTTTTCAGCACCTTTGTTTTCAGCACCTTTGTTTTCAGCACCTTTGTTTTCAGCACCTTGTTTTGCTTCTAACCATTTCAAAATCTCTATACGATGTTCTAATAATATTATTGTAATGTCTTTTAGTGAAACCCGTGACATATTATGTTTTTTTATCATAGGACCGTTATAGTTTATATCTTGGAATAAAATTAAAAAATTTTGTTTAAATATAGCATCTGTAATATGTTTTTTCCATATTTCTTTATTGTTCTTTTTGTGTTGATATACATCATGTTTTAACATATATACTATATTTTTCATATCATCTATATTAGATGAACCACCTTTCATCATAATATTATATGCGTTCCAATAACTTAATTTACTCCATGAAGTAGAATTTATTTTTAAAGGAGAACGAGTTTTTTCATCGGTAATTATTTCATCCAATTTACTTTTTTTTACTAAATCTAAAACCATAATGGTTTGTTCTAATGGAGGACTATCCTTGTAAAAATCAGGCAAGGCACCAGCTAGTTTTGAAAGAGATTTTCGTGTTTTTTTTAAAGGATGTTTTGAAAGAGATTTTCGTATTTTTTTTAAAGGATGTTTTGAACGAGATTTTCGTGTTTTTTTTAAAGGATTCATTATATTATAATAATATAATTTCTTTTTCTTTGTTACAATGTTCTATTTTTTCAGTGGCTTCATAACATTTGTCTCCATATTTAACTACATTATTGTCTTTGAGAACGGCTGCCTTAAAAACTAAACAACTTCTGTTATCACAGCTCATTTTGAATAAACTAGAAAGTCCTAGACCGAGTAAAATAGATAAAATATTCATTCCTAATTGAGTTTTGAAAAATCGTAGAATGTTAAACATATATATATAAGGAGAATATTATCTTTGTATAGGTATAGTATTATATTTGGATGGACATTGAACTTCATTTAATTCATACGAAAAACATTCATTGCTTTGGTCTTTGTATTGATATTTATTCACATTTTCGGGTGTAGGATATATTACAATAACTTTTTTGTATTCTTCGGCCAAATAAATATAAAATAATCCAATCGATAAACTTATTAAAAATAGTTTTAAATCTAAATACTTAAATATCATATAGTATAAGATTATATTTTTGTAATCAAATAATGATATTCTATATTATCATATTTTTTGGGTAAAACATAAAGTCCCTTTACGTGTTTGATATAATCATAATATTCATCATATATTGCTTTATATTCTTTGTAATCTTCTATTTTTTCGGTTATAGAGGCATTTGGATTTCTAACTAAATTTAAATCATATTTATGTTTGGTTTCAATTCTTTTTTGTTCGTATTCTTCTTTTTTTTTATTATAGTCACTAGGCATTCCGCCCAATGTAGATTGAATAGTAGCCCTTTTTTTTTCAAGTTCATCCAACTCTTGATTAAGTTCCTCTTCGTTTATGTGTTGTGGGAAGTTCATCGCAAATAATCCTTTCAATAAGATTTGTTTATTGATTTGTATTAATTCTTCGTTCATTATAAAAAATATATATTTTAATTTATGGGATGTTTCATATTTTGATATTTTCTTAAGTTAGTCAAAATATAATCTTTTTTTTGGTTCTCTTTTATTCGTTGTAATTGTATATCTTGTTTACCTTTGTATTTAAGTTTTAAAGTAACGCCTATTATGGTTACTAATACTAAAAATAATAATACATTGAATAATATATTTTTTTTATTTTCATTTATTTGTTTTAACGTATTTAAATGATTATTTAACACGTATTTAATTTCTGGTTCAACCAATATAGGATACATATAAGTATAATATTATAAAATTATATAATGTTATACTATAATGAATATTGCTATTTTATCCATTTCGATTTATGTTATATTTTCTTTATTGTTTATGATCATAAAGCATTTTGTAATAGATAAGTCTGCAATAGAAACCAACCAACCTTATGAAGAAAATAAAAAATGGATGTATGTTTATGTATTACTTTCATTTTTTGTGATTGCAATTCAAAATATATATTTTATCAGTGAAACCGAATGCTCCGTTCAATACGGACAATTGTTTATTCATAGTATATTTCCTTTGTTTTTAGTCATGGGGCTCATTGTATTATTTTTAGTAAATATGAATTGGAATCGTATTTTTGCCAATACATTTGGGATGATTTTAGCACCTAAAATTAGTTTGAATTCTCAGCCGACTAATTCCAATGTTAGTTTTTTCTATAACGACCCTAATATTTTATTACAAGAATTAGAACCCAATGACTTATTAAGTATAACAAAACTAAATTCTAAATTGAATGGTTTACTAAAAGAAAATATTCAAATAACTGAAAATCAACATCAAATCATCAAACGGCAATATTTTGTAAAACAAAACGTCGGTTATTTTATTTGGCTTACATTTGCTGGGATTATAACCTCTTTGATTTCAGCAAATTCGTTGCTGTTACAAGATTGTATTATTGAATAAAAATGGTATTATATCTTAAATGTAATATATACACAATGATAAAATAAGAAAAAATAGCTAATAAAATACTACACAACCATAATGGCATAATAGTAGTATTGTTATAGCCTACCCCAAATGCCCGCAATACTTCATTGTCGTTGTCAAATATAAAATTGGGTTTCAAATAAGCTAACAAACTATATAATATCAAATACATTACGACAATAATCGTAAAGGAATCTTTTAAATCCATTATATTGTATAGTTATAAAATTTATTCTTCTTCATCAACATATTCTTCAAATTCGGTTTCTTCTTCGACAGGATCCATTTCTTCGTCTTCGTCCGCTTGTTCTTTAGATGGAGCATCTTTGTTGTATTTGTATATGGATTTACTTAAACCTAAACTCCAATCTCCCAATTTACTTTGTTTTAACATAAATTCAACGTTACGACTTTCGTCGCTCATTTCTTTGAATTTGTCTGTTATTTCCTTTTTTTCTTTGTATTTTGCTTGTTCGTTATTTTTCTTGATGATATCAACCTTTATAACCAATTTTTTTATCATAACACCAATCATTTGTTCATACATAGATCGTTCTTCTTGACTAGAATTTTTATATAATTCACATAAATAATACTTACACATCAAAATTTGTTCTTTTAAAGAAAAGGATAAGTTAACAATAAACTTTTTGGGTTCAACATTTTCTAAAATATTAAAACTACTTTTTATAAATTCTATTAATTTAGATTTATCCGAAACATTCAAAATACTTGCAAAATAAGGACGCAACTTAGGATTTTTATAAGTGGCACTATCTTTCATTTTAGACATCAATTGTATTTCATTCAATAAATTATACAAGATACTATGTGTCATTTTATCTTTTTCGTCGCTACTGGTTACAATGCCTCTTCTTTTTTTGGATAGTCCCTCTAATTTTTCTAATAATTTATTTAATTTTAATCCACTACAGAAAGTCAAATAATCATCTATGTAATTTTGTTTTGTACGACGTTCATCTTTGGACATAGAGGTTTTTTCTTCATACGTTTCTTTTGATTTTACCTTATTTATTTGTTTCTTAGAATGTAATTTATTTTTTACTTCTTTTAATAATTCATCGGTTATTTCACTATACGAACTATTCTCCATAATATGGTTAATCTTTTCTAGTGAATAAGTAGGTTCGGTTATTTCAAACTTTTGGTCTGGTTTGGTTATTTGTGGATAATAATATAGGTTAGGATCTTTAAATTTTTCTTTAGATATATATCCCTTTTTTATAGGTTCTATAACTTTGTAATTTTTTACATAATTATTAATGATTTTATATGAACCATTGGATAATTTTTCAGTGGGTTCTATTTCCGAAATGATTTTATTCATTTCTTCTTGAAATTTGAATGATTTATAATATGCGTTGTATACATTGCTAATGTTTATAGAAGTCATTCGTGGTAAAAATAACTCCCACGATTTATTAGTGTCTTTTGAGTATGATTCTTTTTTAATTATCGATAATTTTTGATTCAATATAGGTCTATTCTTCAATACATTTTTTATGAGTTTGATAAAATTATTTTTATCTACTTCTTTTTTAATATTTTTCAATGCTTTATAAATACATATCATATATTCGATGCCTTTTGTTTGGCTTTCATCTTTTACCATCGGAAACCCATCAAAGGATGTTTTGCACGAATAAAAGGATGTGGTAATTTCACTTGTATTCACATTTGCTTGGATATAAATAAAAATTATGGAATAAAGTAACAAAGAATGTTTGGATAAAATTTTTTGTATATTATTATATTCTTCATAAATAGAATGTCCGTGACTAGTTGGGACACCAATCGCTTTTAAGATGGTTTCAATATCTTTTATTGTGTTTTTTTTGTCTCCACTGGATATAGATTCACTAGTTGAAATGATTTCACGTGAAACAATCTTGAATCCATCACTTGTATATCCTTCTTGTTCATTAAAATCTATTTTTATTATAGTATATCCACTATATTTATCTACCCAATATCCATCTTCTTTTTTTCCTTGTTCATAACATATTTTTTGTATGGTTTCATTATAATTAGTTGAATAGGTCAACGTCTTTATAAACATTGGTACCAATTTTGTCTCTGTTTCGATACAATAAAGCCAATAAGGATCCGAACCTTCTGTTGTATATTGTTCACAAAAAATTTTTATGGCTTTATTTTTTTCATCAGTGCTTTCAATTTGGAGAATTTTATCAAACATAGATTGATGTGGTGAAAATTTTATATTGACTGAGGAATATTTTTGACTATATATTCTTTTCATTTGATTGTATTTCATAAATGGATTGAACATCGACGCATAATATTTTGACCTGTTTACGTAGTCATCGCGATTCATTTGGGACTTCTTAAATGTGTTTATCGAGTCTTCTTTTATAATTTCATCTATACGTTTGTTGACAAAACTATTTAATTGTTTAGACCCTTTGACGAGTTCTTTTTCACTATAGAGAACCCACCTTCCATTTTCATATACAAACGTTTCGTTGGTATCTAATACATATGCTTTTGATCCTGAGACTATGTTATATTTTGAAAACCATTCTTGTATTTTTGTTTTATAAGATTCTAATATAGATGATTCATTAATATTGGAGACATATTGTTTCAAAATAATCTCAAACTGTTCAAACGATTTGAATTTACTTTTATCGATTTCATTCCATATTATGGTAGACGATTTTATAAAGGGGTCTCTTACATTCGCAATCGGTGTTCCAAACGAGGTCAAATCCATAAATATGGGTTGTTGTTCTGTGGAAACTTCAGTTTTAGTATAATATATTTTGTCATAATATATAGTTGTATCTATAGAATTAGATTTCAGTTTGAATTCATCTATCACTTGTTTTATACTACTATTGGTCGTATCTAACTTATGGTCCAAATTTTTTTTTATCAAATCAAACATCAATAACGTATGATTTTCATATAAGGATATTTGAAATAATTCACTGGAACTATAAAAATGGTCTTTCAACTCGTCAGGTTTACTTATAGAATTCATAATAAATGAGTTTGTAGAATATTCTTTGATTTCGTTTTTTTCTATCTTTATACTTTTATAACTTCGAATATTCATTAACACCAAACGTTTTATATAATCATAATCTAATTTGGATAATTCATATATATCAAATATAGACAATAATTTAATATAGTGATACACGTTGTAATAGGTGATGTCTAAACATTTTAATAAATATCTTGTATTCGGTATTATACTATTCAAAAATGTATAAAATTCTTTGGACGAATCTTTTTTTATAATTTGATTTTGTTTTGTAAAAATACACGGATCATCTTTTAATTCACTATTTACATAATATTCCTTTTTATATTGTGGTTCATTTATTTTATGAATCATTTGATTCATTTTGGATTGTTTCATATAATGATTTAATTTTTGTTGACTAGGAATAACAACACCGTCTATAATAAATTCAGTATTTGTTTTGATAGGATATAAATGGTTGTCATAACCATCTACAGGGACCTCACTCATATCTTCTAACCATACATTTGTATAGTGACTACCATTGTAAGTACTCTTATTTTTTTTAGAGGTTTCAACTAATAAATGGTCAATATTGTTCTTATTAATACGATTTATTTCTATATGACTAATATTTGTATTATCATTGGAGACTAAACTAAATTGGTCTACTTGTTCAAAAAAATGCATATTTACCGAATCGTTTTCATTTTCAAATATTTTCTTTTTTAATTTTTCGTTAAAATTGTTTGGTAGAAAATTTTCATCGTGATAATAATAAGTCTTCAAATGCCGAGTATAATAATGAAAAATAGAATCGCCATTCAAAATAGTACTATAAATAGGTTTTTCTTTTAATTTTTTGAAAATATAATTATTTTCATATGTAAAATACTTTTTATTTAGTTCGATGTAATGCGAAATGATTTTATTCAAATATTTATCATCCATTTGTTTTCTAAAATTTTCGACCAATTGCTGTATTTGTTGTTCTAATGAAAAATAATAAATATCGTCATCGTCTTCTTCTTCTTCTATTTCTTCATTTTCTTCTTGTTCTCTATTATTTTCATTTGTATTGGGTTTCATAGTTGGTTCCATATCTATTTTTTCAATATGGTCAATTTTACTCGGTAATCCCTTATAATTGAAATCAAATACTTCGGTAGTATTTTCTTTTGAAAAAAATACATGTATCATATCCTTATTTTTTTTAACAATTTTTCCTTGACGTTTCGTATCACCATAATGTAATACAATTTTATTGTTTAAATAAAAGTTATTTAATTCACAAACCCCTCTTAATTTAGGTTTATATACAATAGTATAATTGTCGGGTATATCATTTATTTTAATACTTGTATCATAACTAGGTATTAAGACAATATTACTTTCTTCCACACGATGAACAAAAAATAAGTTGTCATTATTAGTGACTATAAAACCATATTCCATTATATATAATAATTATTTTTATATTTAAAATTCATTTTGAATGTGTTTCAAATCCACTATAATGTCTTTGAAAACATTCAATAAGTTTTGTTTTATAATATCCTCTAAATCACTATTTTGTTCTAAAAACACGATTTGAATTAAACTATGTTTATCGTGTGGATGTTCTTTTTTAAACGCTACAAATTTAAGAGACGAAGAAAATTTATTGTACATATATTTTTCTATCAATTTACCATAAGTATAATCGTCGTCTTCTATTTTCATAATATATAATACATCTTTATCTATCATTGATTTCTTGTATATATGAAATAAACCTTCTTGGGGAATATTTGGAATATAAGAAGTTATCTTGACTTCACTCATATGTGAAGTATATTCTTGAATAGTTTTTATAAGAATATCACACGCCATAGAAATAAGTGTTTTATTGTCATATACTCCAATGGTTTCTATGACAAACCTATAAGCATCTTCTATATAATTTCTTTGAGCATCCAATAGTTTGAAATCGGTCCTCTCTTGTTCAGGCAATTTTTCCAATATGGTTTCGTTTTTTTCTTCATCTTCTTTATTGTAAAATAAACATTTGGATACCATATTCCAACAAGCATCTTGTTTAGCGGTTCCAATAGATAAAGATATAGTAGCTTCAAACTCTTCACATGGTTCACTTGGACTAATGCGTGGATATAAATAACAAATAGGAATGGGTGGTTCTAAAAATATGTTTTTCTTGTATGGTTTTCCTTCTTTATTGTATAATTTTATATGGTCAGTAGTTAACGTTAATTTATCCATAGTATCATTTTTTAGTTTAATCTTTAACACATAATCTTTTATTATTTTGTTAAACTGCCTTTGGTTTGAATATATAATAGGAATGCATGATAATCTATGTTTTAAATATTCATTGTTGTATCTGGTATTATTTTTTGTGATGTCAATGCAATTTTCTTTATGTGGGAATCCACGAATGACCAAAGACGGAATTTGGGTTAACAATGTTCGGCGTAAAGCATTGATCAAAGATAAATCAATTTGAGTCAAGTCAAATTCTAAATGTTCTTTCGTCTCAATCATAGAATCTACAACAATCTTACTCATTATAATATATAATATATTTAATCTTAAATCAATTTTTAGGTAAAAAATGAATTTTTTTAAAATCATTATTAATAAATGAGTAAACCCGAATTGTATTATAGCAAATATTGTAAACATTCAACTGAAATTTTAGAAGAAGTCAATAAACATGGATTACAAGATACATTTACGTATATATGTATTGATAGTCGAACATTAAAAGACAATGTCTTTTACATTCATTTATTAGATGGTACTCAAAAGTTATTGCCACCAATGATCAATAGAGTCCCTATATTATTATTGAAACCAAATTATGAAATTTTAAGCGGTAATCAAATATTAGAATATATAAAACCCCAATCCAAAAATATAAAAGAAGAAACTATCAAAATATCTAATGAACCAAGTGAACACTCTATGACCAATACAATGAGTGGTGTAGTAAGTGATTCTTATAGTTTTCTAGATATGAGTCCAGATGAACTTTCGGCAAAAGGTAATGGTGGAATAAGACAAATGTATAATTATTCTACATTAAATGATTCCAATAATTCTATTTCAACCCCATTGTTGGATGATAAAAAACCTAAATTAGATTATTCTTTAGAACAATTAGAAAAAAAACGAAATGAAGAAATTCATTTAAAGTAATACATATATATTAAGTAATGTCGAAACAAATTTTTGAACAATTCAATAAGAAGTATTTTGATTTTCTGGTTTTTTTGAAACAATATTCAAATGGAGACAAATTATTCCAAAGTTTTTACAAAAAAAACCATGTTATAAAAAATATGAATATAAAATTACTTATCAAAACGTGGTATGAACATATTACGAGTAAATATCATAAATATATTATAGATGGAAATATATCTTTTTTTTTAAATAAGAATTATGAAGAAGATGTAAAAAACCAAACTGATATTATAAAATATATTAATTTTTTTAAAAAAAATTTCAAACAATTTGAAAAAAAAATTGTGGACGAATTTGTTGGATATATCAAAAATCTTACTCGTCTAAGTTATATGTATTTTAACGCGAAAGATATATAAAAAATTTATATATCATAGTATAATGGATGGATTTTTGACAATTTATAACGACTTGAAAAGGGATTTAATCATTACGTTTCCAGAGTTGACATGTACCTTGAACAAATTAGACGATGATAATGTATATGATTATTGTTTGACTATTTATCCAAATCATTTTTTTGATATTTTATATGAAAAAATGTCCTTGTTTGATGATTCTGTATATTTATTACCAAATATTGATTTTTCCTTGTTGATGAAAGACGAAAAAATAAGTGATAAATCACGTAATACTTTATGGAAATACTTACAACTAATATTATTTTATGTAGTTGAAAAAAATAATCCTATGAAAAATAGTGCTCATGAAAAAATGGAAGAAACGATGGAAAATATGAAAAACATGTTTAAACAAAATGATTTATCAAATACAATTCATAGTATGTTTGGCGACTTGTCTAATAATCCTATGTTTGGCGACTTGTCTAATAATCCTATGTTTGGCGACTTGTCTAATAATCCTATGTTTGGCGACTTGTCTAATAATCCTATGTTTGGCGACTTGTCTAATAATCCTATGGATAAAATGATGAATGGAAAAATAGGAGAAATTGCGAAAGAAATTGCTCAAGAAACAGCCAATGATTTTGGTAATCCTGAGGATTTTATGAATAGCATTATGAAAGACCCAAGTAAAATGATGGGATTAGTCAAAAATATAGGTTCAAAATTAGAAGGAAAACTAAAAAATAGCAATTTGAAAGAAGAAGATATGATGAAAGAAGCTTCTGATATTATGAGTCAAATGAAAGATATGCCTGGATTAAAAGATATGATGAAAAATATAGATATGAAAGGTATGATGAATAAAATGGAGCAAGTACAAAAAAAAAATGATACAAAAGAACGCATGCGAAAAAAAATGCAAAAAAATATGGAACAACGTCAATTAGAAAAAACATCAAATGGAGATTATGTATTTCAAAAAGGTGATTCCCCAAAAAAAACGAAAAGAAAACAAAAAAAGAAATAATAAATATATATAAGAATGTCTTTTTGGATTGATGATCCTACTATTTTATTGAACTCTAAGTATATATTTGATGTATTACCAAATGAACATCAAAGTAACACTCAAAATTTAAATGCTTTATCACGTTTTGTTATATGGATTAGTTTGTTTGGATATATTATTTTAAAAAAAAAGATTATTTTGATATTAGGATTTGTTATATTAGGAATGATTGCTATATTTCATTCTTACAAAGAGGGATATGTAGAATATAATTATAGTACTATATCAAAAGATTTATCTACCATAAATCCTTTAGGTAATACATTAATGAGCGATTACAAATACAATACTAATAAAAAGGATTCTATACCAAAATTACCAACTAAATCTAATAAAAGTTATGGAAAAACACCTTCTTTTGAAACGCAGTATGGTGCTGATACAGAACAATCTATAAACGATAAAACCAAAGATTTTATTTATGAACATAACAAAGAGAACGAAAACATAAAGGATTTATTTAAAGATAAAAGTGACCAAATTGAATTTGAACATCAAATGCGACCATTTCATACAACCCCAAATACTACTATACCGAACGACCAATCTGGATTTTTAACTTATTGTTACGGAATTTTACCTAGTGATAAATCTGTTATTTCTTATTAAAAAAATATTATACTATATAAATTATGACACAAGTTTTTGATTATACATTTCATCGCTTATCTCGAATTGGACAAGACGAAATAAATTATACACAAGATAATATTATGAACAATAACATATCTAACTACAATACTTATAACCCATATTCGAACGATTGTTTAGGTGGTTTAGATTTTGCTGTAAAACAACCTAATGTATTTGTGAATAAATCTACACATCAATTAGGTCCACTGGGTTGTAATGTAAAAGACAACAGTATATTGAAGAAAGGTATTTTAACCAACCCAAATGTAAAACTAACTTTACATGAACGTCCCTACAAAACCGTTCCTTTTTTAGGAAAAGGAAATGTGGATGTATATCAAGAAAATAAAATAAGATTAGGAGACACATTCAAAGAAAAGAAAAGTGTCTCTCAATTCAACGAACAACCTTTTCAAGATATTGCGAATTATCCTATGCAAGAAGATATCAAAAAAAAAATACAAGGCACCAAAATCGAAGCGGACGTGAATCCTTTATGGATGCGTGGTGGAACTGATACACGTATTTTGTATCAAAATGTAGACTATTTTAAAAAAAAATAGTCAGATATATTAATGTCTTCTACACGTAATAAAAATCAAATTTCTGATTACAATGTCAAAAAGCGCGAAAGTGAACGAAATCAGTTGTATCGAATGAATGAAACCTATTCTATTCACAATGATACGCGATTTATGGAATTAGGGTCTATTGCCAAAATGAATGGCGAACAATTATCTAAAAATTATGTAGATGTAGAAAGTATGCTAAGAGGAATACGTTCTACCAATTTAGAGGGACCTTCTTTCAAAGTAGAACCCAAGTTTGTATCTTTAGAATCAAAATCTTGGTTTGAAAAACCGACCACAATTCTTCCTGAACAACATATTCATTCTTTGTTAGATCGTCCACTTTTCTTGAATTAGTTTTTATATATTATTATAATAATAATGGCCTTTACTCGTTTTTCTAATGATATAGCCTTACAACAAAAAAGATTAGAAGAATCCACGTTTACTGGAATATATCATTTAAATACCCCTGGAAATGGATTACACAATTCATATATAAATGACGTTCACATTCGTTTACAAAAATGGGGCGCTAATTTACATAAAAATACAACCAATATAGAAAGTGAACTGAAAAATAGAACGATTCCACTTGGACGAGACACTACTCCTTATAATAAATTCAAATCTAATAGTCCTAATTATAATCAAACTCATTTTTCAATTGATGAAACTCGTACAACTATGCCAGCGTGGAAATTACGTGATGTAGAAAGTTCACGTTATGATTATGTACACTCTAATCCACAAGAACATATTTTTACCCCATTTAAACATAATTTAAATACTCGAATTTTAGAAAAAGATTATTATACAAAAAATAAAAAATAATTTATATTATAATGACAGAAGTAGTTATTGCTACCGTATTATTAGGAAGTGCTTATTTAGTATCTAATCAAAAAAAAAAAGAGAATTTTGAACAACAAATAGAAAAACCTACGATTACCAATGTGTTACAAAATCGAATGGAACAAACATCTTTAAATCCAAAAAGAGAACCACTCGTTACCAGCGCGGATAAGCATTTTAATAAGGAAACAAAAAATGATAGTTCATTTACACATAATAATATGACTCCTTTTTATAAAAATAATTCGTATGGTACAAATAATTTTGTTAATGATAATCGTTTAGATACATATACTGGTTCTGGTAGTAATACTATTGTAAAACAAGAAACTGCAACATTATTTAAACCACAAGATAATCTACAAAATGTCTTTGGTAATCAGAACCAAAATGATTTTTTACAATCTCGAGTAAATGAATCTAGACGTCATGCCAATTCTAAACCATGGGAAGAAATACGTGAAGGGCCAGGTGATTTAGGGTTTAATTCTTCGATGCAATATCGAGACCAAACTCAACCAAAAAATGTGGATCAACTCCGTACCTCAAATAATCCTAAATCGGTGTATAATCTAAATTACAAGTCACCCGCATACAAACCAAACCAGTCAGGAAACATTGGAACCATTGGAAAGGTAATAAAAAAAACACCTGATACATATCATATGAATGAAGGTTGTGGTGGTGTTGGTCCAGCTCGTGGTATAGAACAATCTACACAAAAACCACTACAAATGTTAACCAATGAAAATCGTGAAAATACCAGTGTTCTTTATTATGGAGTACGTGGTAATAATTCTACTACATCTTATACTACAAGCAATAACGAAGAAAGTAAAAAACAACAATTACCAACTCAACCATTTACTAATTTATCGTCCAATGGTATTTTTCAAGTATCAGACCACGGAAAAGGAAGTTTTCAATTATTGGAAAACAATCGAACTACAAAACAAGATTATTTTGGTAATATAACTGGACAATTTATATCCAATGTAATTTCCCCTATTACAAATCATTTTAAGCAAGAAAAGAAAGTAGTAGAACATCCCAATCAATCTGGATTTATGAGTATCACTAGTAAAAAACCGATGACCAATCCATATCAATCTACACCAACCACCAATCGTGAAATGACTAGCGAATCAAAAGGACATTTGAATGTTCAAGGTCAGTCTAGTAATATATATATTCATTCGAATCCATATATGAATCATACTCAGAGACAAAGTACATCACATTCTATTATGGGTGGCGCAAATGGTACTTCTCAGTTCAAATCTTACGATGCGGAATATAACCAACGTAATATTCAAAAACCATATGAGAATCGGACGGCAAATGGAAATATGAAATTATACAATGGAGGTATAAATGCTTCTATAAATGGTCATGAACAATATAATACTCGGACCAATGCTTTATATATACCTAAAAGCGACTCGATTATGGGGGAAATGACGAAGCAAAATCAATCTTATGAATTACCTGCTATGGACAATAGTATATTAAAGGCATTCAAGGAAAACCCATATACACATTCACTGTCTAGTGTAGCCTAATATTGGGGTCTAAATATTTATATAAATCTTTGTACAACTTTTTATAATTATAAGGAATAACTTTGTAATTATGTATAATGATTATTTGGTCATTTTCTTTTTTCAAATGATATATTTTTTTGATAATATTGTTTTCATACTTCGTTTGGAGTAAACATGGTTCTTTCTTTATAGAATGATATGATTTACCAATGGTATCATCTGGATTCATAATCTCATTGAATATATATTCATACTTATGATTGGGATAATCACTAAAATAACATTTACATGAAAAACTATTAGGTAATATGTTTTTATTCGTACATTTATTTAATGTATAATATAATACACTCACTTTATCTTTGTGTATATTATAAGTATCTATAGAATGTTCTTTATCGTCTTTAATATGAATAGGTTCTAAGAAATAAAATGCTGGGTCTACAATATAAAATTCTTTGTTAGATTTACAAATAAATAGGGCAACGTGACATAATTCATCTTGTCCTTTTATTCTAAAATGTTCAGGAACAGATGCCACAATTTGTTGACTATCTATGTTATAATTATTTTTCAAGTAACATTTTACAAAATAAGACATAGCAATACAATTTCCTGAATTATACTTTGTAATGGTATCTTTGGATAAAGGTGTATTATAATCTATGTAAGGGAAAGTTGAAAAACAAATATTATTGTAACAATGAATCATTGCTTCTTTTAAAATAGTATCATTTACCTGTTGATATGAAATGTATATATCATTTAATATCATATAAAATAAAGTAATATATTAGTTTAACTATGGATATTTTTGATAAATTCAAAGACAATATACCTCATATATTGTTTTATGGAAATGTGAAAGAAGACATTATAAAACACCTCGAACAATATTATCCACCGAAGATGTCTAATAAATATATTATGAAATTATATTGTGGTACCTCGAAGGGTATAAAAAACATAAGAGATGATATAAAATTATTTTCAAAACAACAATTGTCTCCAAATATTTTGTTCAAGAGTATTGTATTATATGATGCGGAATATTTGACGGTAGATGCTCAATATTCTTTGAGACGAAGTATTGAAGTATATAGTCATTCTACTCGTTTTTTTATAATCACCAAAGACAAGGACAAACTATTACAACCAATACGTTCGCGATTTATTTCTGTGTATGTTTCTAGTGATCCTCCTAAAATAAAAGTAGTCAATTCATCTATAAAAAAAATATTAGAAAAGAACAATCCAATTGATATTGTAGTGGAAGAATTATATTCTAATGGAATTTATGCGGATCAATTGCTACTTTTTTTGAAGGATAATGTAGAATGTAACTTTAATTCGTGGAGTAAACAATTCAAGAGCGAACGTTTATGTTTATTTTATTTAGTGTGTATTTTTCGTAATAATAAAGAAATATAAATATTATTCTTTTTTATGGATGACTTTACTTCAAATATATTGAATGACTCTAAAAATGAATGGTCCATTTTATTGATTAATTTGATTACATCTCATATTATTGATGGGTTTCGTTCTATATTCAATGAAGCTATTCAATTATGTCAAACTAATGATGAACCTGATAAATATTTGATGACATATCAAAATTTATTGTCTCGTATTCCAAATTGGAATCAGACTATTATACAAACTGAAAAAGACCGCATTATTGCAAAATCAAAGTGTTCCTATTTAGAAGATTTGATTACTTGTGTTCATATTATCCAATTAAAGTTACTAAGTTGTGTAAGGGTTGGAAGTGAAAATAAAAAAATAAATATAGATATTCCTGATTTTACTTTATTTTTACATAAAATTTATATCAATATTGCTCGTAAATTGTACTCAAACATTTACTTGTTTGAAATAGACATTACTCCTTTAGAACAACAACGCCGAAATAGAGAATTTGAGTTGCTAGTCCAAACAAGCATTATGAATACCATTCGCGATAATCTTCCAGTGGAAAACTTATTGAGACAATATATTGATGAAACCCAAGAAGTAAATGTCAATAAGGTAGAAACTGTCGTAGAAAATAAACCACTCCCTGAATTAGAACAAGTAAAGGTCGAACCAGTAAATGAAATCAAAATATGCGATAAACCCGTGGATAAACCCGTGGATAAACCCATAGATGAAATAAAAATATACGACGAACCTATGGATGAAATCAAACTATGTGATGAACTTGTTGGTTCTGATATTATCCAAGTAGAAGATTCATCTGAAAAACAAAATAGTATTCGTTTTCATCCTGATATAACTAAAGATGACTTCAAAATAGGTGAAGAAATAAATCTAAACATAGAGGATTTAGAAGAAGACAATATTCATTTAGACATAGAAGAATTATAAATATTTCGTAAAAGAATAATAATTAAAACCTATTATTATTTTAATGATACCTTATGAATATATTTATATATCTCTTATTATTTCAGTAATTTTTTTTATATGGAAACAATTTTTATATAGATCAAACCCAATAAAAAACCAAAACAAATTATTTTTTAAGGAATCGTTTTATTTGTTTCTTATTATTTTAGGAGTATTTATTCTAAAAGATTATTATATGAAAGTACAAGAACAAAAGACACAAATATTTACAGGAGAACCTTCGTTTTAATCAGTTCATCTATATCTAAGAAGTTTTCTAAGTTATCTTGTTTATAAGAACGAAATGCAATATGGTCAAATTGTTTTTCAGGAATATGTTGATTCACATTTCTGGCTATCATTTTGTATAATTTAAAATCTGGATATCGTTCATCGCCATTTTTTTTGTACAATATATTATTATTATGATCATCATAAACCCATCCGATAATCATATCATAAATTGGAATTTTTCGAAATGTATCTATATCTTTCAAGTCATCTATTATAAAATCAAACATAGAACATGCTAACCGACATAAATCAAAACTATAATTTGGTTCTAATATTGGTTTACGAGCATTATAAAAAGGTTCGCAATTATATTGCCCGTTAGCGGTTCCATTTGGCGAAAAACTATCACTACAAAGACGAGTGCCTTGATAAGTATAAATAGATCTACCAAAATCAATTAATTTATATAATTTTCCAAATGTGGGTACCTTATAATATTGTCCTTTTATGTTGTAATATAAAAACTCTTCTTCTGTTTCAACATACATAATATTGTTTGTATGTAAATCGTTATGAGTGAACTCAAATACATTTTGATAAACATATAATATAAGCACTATTTGAAATATGGCACTTGTCAATTGTTCGATATTGATATCGTCTGATTCAAATAAACTATCCATTGTATCTACACATTTTTCTAACATAATATGTTGGCAAGGTATTTTATCAATCACTAATATAAGTTTATCCATAATACTATCATCGACTGAAGAAGTATTACCAGATTGTTCGTCATTGTCGTCAGATGATTGTTCATCGTTCGAAGAACATTCGTTGTCGTCGTCATCTTCCTGAGATGAAATACTTTCTGTGTCACTATTATCTTCTTGTTCATCAGAACTTTCGTTAGATAGGTCTTTCTCATGTATTAAATCTATTGTGAATTCTTGTAATTTTTCTTCAACTACTTGAATATCATCATCTAATGTCTCATATTCAACATCTAAAATTTCATCGCTTAATTTAATGGGTGGTTTCTTTAAATTTGAAAATAAATAATGAATATCTTTATCCTTAAATCGAAATGATTTGTTCAATTGTTCATTGAAATAATTTGAATCGCATAAATATTCAAAATCATCCACAATATTTATTTCACAATTTTCTTTTATATCAATGAAACTATTGTATACATTTATACTATGTTTGAAATTTGACAATCTACTAGAAAGCATATAAAAAAAATTATCTACGTAAGCGTAATTGTGTATAGAGTGTATATATTCTTCGTATATATTATTACATTTGTTTTCTTTAGAAGGTAATACACATAATTCATATTTTTTATATTTTCCAATTAATAACTTAACATAATCCACTAAAGGAATTGTTTTCATAAAACAATTATGATCTTTATTGTCTATGGTTATAATATGATTATTATAGTCTACTTCATATTTATAGTCTTCTAATAGAGGATTATAGTTTATTTTGAAATAGTCCAATATAGGATTATAATTTGAGTTTTCCATTATATCTTTATATATACTTTTATCAAGTGTTTTAAACTAATTGCGTCGTTTCACGTATAATCAATTATATTATATTATTATATGACTCTGAATCTTAAAAAGTTTGATATGAAACGTATTACCTTTTTAAAAAATGAAAATAAGGGACCAGTGGTGGTATTAATAGGTCGCCGAGACACTGGTAAAAGTTTTTTAGTTCGTGATTTATTATTTCATCACGTAGATATACCTATTGGTACTGTAATATCTGGCACAGAAGCAGGTAATGGTTTTTATTCGTGTCACGTTCCTAAATTATTTATTCACGATGAATACAATACAGGTATCATTGAAAATATTTTAAAAAGGCAAAAAGCAGTCATCAAGCAAGTAAACAAGCAAATCGAAACCTACAAAAAAAGTTCGATTGACGCAAGGGCATTTGTTATACTAGATGATTGTTTATATGACAATGGATGGGCACGTGACAAAATGATGCGCTTATTATTTATGAATGGTAGACACTGGAAGGTTATGCTTATTATTACAATGCAATATCCGTTAGGTATACCACCAACACTAAGAACCAATATTGATTATGTATTCATATTGAGAGAACCTTACATCGCCAATCGAAAACGTATTTATGAAAATTATGCAGGTATGTTTCCTACATTTGAATCCTTTTGTCAAGTAATGGATCAATGTACTGAAAATTATGAATGTTTGGTCATAGATAATAATGTAAAATCAAATCAATTACAAGAACAAATATTTTGGTACCGAGCCGAAAATCACAAGGATTTTAAATTAGGATCTAAAGAATTTTGGGAATTGTCTAAAAATCTCGGTTCAGATGAAGAAGATGATGTATACAATCCGGGCGATTATAAATCAAAAAAAGGTCCTAAAATTAACGTAAAAAAAACGAAGTGGTAAAAAATATAGTATACTTATAATGATAAATATTTTTCATTATTTGTTAGATTTTGTTCTACAAAATAAGATGTATTATTTATTTTATTTATTATTGATACCATTAGCATCTTTTATTTATAATATAATATTACCTGAAAGTATCGGTAATTTTTATACTCATTTCAAAAAAGTTTATTTATATTATATTGTAGTTTGCATTGCCTCATTTAATTTTTTACATATTTTCATAAACTGGTTAGCGTGGAGAGTCATACCACATTTTTATGAATTTATTGTATTGAGTATTTATGATTACATTTATGAAAACTCTTATTGTAATTATGAAAATTTAAATATTACTGAAATCATTATAAAATTATCAAAATTGCCTTTGATTTTACAAGATGCTTTGAAATCATTCAAAGAAGAATTTTGTCATGTCTTTTTTGGATTTATGATAGGAATTTTTTATTTTTATATTAAATTAGGATTAAAATACTTAGTTGTATTTTTAGGATTTTTTGTAGTAATGGTTGCGTTGCAAATTATAAATATAAAACATATTACAGAAATCAATAAAAGAAGGGAAAAATACGAAGACGACACGTTTGAAAAGTTAGGCGAATCTTTAAAAAACATTGGTGTAGTTCAATCGTTTCAAAATATAAACCAAGAAAAATCCATTTTGTATAATATTTTACACAATTATAACTATGAATATTATAAATCATTAAATTATTCTATTGCTTATGATACTATGACTAAATTAATTAATCTTATTATGGGTATTGTTTTAGGATATATGATTTGGACGGATTACTTGAATAAAAAGATTAACAAACAATATTTATTCCAATGTTCACAAGTTGTTCTTTTGTTTATTACTATGTGTGATTCAATTGGCATTGTATCACGTTCTTTATCAGATAATTTAGGAAAAATTTATGATATCAACCATTTTTTCAATAAGGAAATACCAAAAGATTATCATTGTAAAGTAGGTGAACAAACATTCAAAAATGGTGATATTGTATTCAAAGATGTTTATCATAAATACAACCAAACTTATTACTCACTAGAAAATGTCTCGTTCAAAATACAAAAGGGAGAAAAAATCGCAATTGTTGGTGAAAGTGGCTCTGGTAAAACTACCATCATCAAATTATTAATGAAACATAAGGCTTTATGTATGGGAACCATTACTATTGGAGGCATAAATATAAATGAGTTGTCTACTAACGAATTGACGAAACACATCATGTATATTCCACAAAGTCCAAAATTATTTAACCGAACTTTATACGATAATATAGTATATGGTTTGAAACGTCCACCTAATAGAACACAAATAATACAAACTTTAGAATCTATGAATATTAACGTTTTTACTAAAAAACTAGACCAAAAAGTTGGTCGTGATGGATCTCTATTATCAGGTGGTCAACGACAATTGGTTTGGTTATTACGTTCATTATATCGGATCAAGCCTATTATTATATTGGATGAACCCACCGCATCTTTGGACGAACTCAATAAAAAAATGGTCATTCAAGCCATCAAACAAATTGGACGCGGTAAAACCATTATCATGATCACACACGATGAAGTAGATGGCGAATTTAAAAAAATACATGTAGAAAAGGGTTTACAAATGAACGATATGGTCAGCATATGGTAAAATATCTGGGTCATGTGTAATCACTATAATTGTTTTACCTTTTGTCTCATTGACAATTAATTTTACTATTTTTTTACGAGTATCTTGGTCTAAACTGGTTAATGGTTCATCAAAAATCACTATAGATTTATTGGGTTTTAATATACCACGTATAACCATAATTATTTTTTGCATACCTAACGATAATCTAGAACCATTTGTACCACAAGGAGTATCTGTACCATATTCTAATTTGTCATAATAATCAAACAAATCATATTTTTTTAACAACGAAATAATATCTTCTTTGGAAGTTTGGTTTCCATATTGTAAGTTATACAATACACTTTCATCAAATAAAATTGTTCGTTGATTGACGTAATATATATTATCCCGAATGTCTGTTTTGCATAAATCTTTACTATTAGTATCGTCTAAGTAGATGTCTCCTTTGGTTGGGTTCGCCATTTTGATAATTAATTTCATAATGGTTGTTTTTCCTGAACCTGACTTACCCATTAATATGTTGATTTTATCTTGTTTAAAATGTATATTTACATTTCTCAGAATATAATCTGATTTTTCATCATATTTGTAACTTATATTATTTAGTTTTATACCTTTGAATGTGCGTATTGGAATACAAGATTCAGTTTCGTCCATTTCTTCTATGAAACGATTTATTTTGATGAATTTAGAAACACCATAATACTGATACAATGTATTATTTAAAAAATTGGTTTGAAGTCCTTTATAAATCAAATAAGTAATCAAAATATTGCTAATCATTTTTTTATCTTTATACAATAATCTATAAAGTATAATAAAAAATATACTATAAAATACAATATTATTTATAAACAAAACTTTATTATTCAAACCATAACATTTAGTTATAGTTTTAAAGTGTTCATCTTCCTTTTTCATAATATAGTTTAATTCATTTTCCACTGAATTGTCAAACAATATATTCATCAAATTTTTAGTTTTGTCTCCAATATAGTTATTGTTTCTTATAATTTCTGTATCGGAATTATAATAACAATCTAATAATTCAGGATGAAATATATAAAAAATCATAATTAGTACTATAAACTGTCCTATAAACAATGACGCGACCATTTTATCATAATTATAAAAGTAAGCACTTATAGTTAACAACATAACAAGACATGGAATAAGATCTATAAATATATATCTAATAATAAAACGTATAGTTCCATAAATTTGTTGTATCATCCAAGACACCTCGGATTCCGATAATTCTTTATAATTTTTGGTATATTTGTGAAAAATTTGTTTTATAGTTTTTTTTTTGGAATCAGTAGAAAAATGAAATAATAAATAATTTTCTAAATTATTTTTTGAATAATCCAAAATAACGAATAATATAAATAAAATACCCAAACAATAAAGTATTCCTTTCATAGTACCACTTTTTAATAGGGACGAAAAATTAGAAAAATTTGTTTTATGTTCAGCATTTATAAAATCAGTTATAATACGTGGTATTACAATAGAACCAATACTATAGACAATAAAACTCAATAAGGTATACATTATAAAATATATTTTATGTTGTGTGATATATGGAAATAATATATTCTTAATTAGATACATTATATATAGTGAATATATAATGTTCTTCATAATAAATTTACTAATTCGTCCAAGTTCCATTCAAATGGTTTGGACTGTCGTATTAACTTCAAATTTGGATACCAATTGGTAGTTTTATTTTTTGTCCATCTCCAATCGCATCCAGCACTTAATAAAACATAGGTATTTATTCCTAAGGTTCCGCACAAATGAGCTAACGATGTATCCGTAGTAATCACACATTGTACTTGTTTCAATATACTAATACTATAGCGAAAGGATTCGTCCTGCTGGTCTAATGAATAACTCTTTACATTATAATCGTCTAACAATAGTTGTTCTTCTGAAGTAATGTCTTGTGTAATGGTAATCCATTGAATATGGTTACATTCAAACAATGGAACACACTTTGACAATGGAATACTTCTATTATAACATTCATGACTATTATCGCGATTTCCTTTCCAGTTGATCACCATTATAGGTTTGGTGTATAGTGATATATCTACAGGATAACTTGGTAACTCTGGAAAATAATCTATATAAATATCTTTGTAATCCAACTCCAAAGCATAATGTAAATAAGATACATTACAATGATAATCAAACTTTGTTATTTTACCACGGTCACAAAAAGGGACTACGACAACATTGAGACAATCACGATATATATAGTCATATATCCAAAACAAATTATCATAGACTAAAAAAATAATGTTATTATTCATTTGTGAAATTTTTTTTATAAATCTACTATACATAATATTGTCTCCAATTCCACCAGACATATAAATTAATAATGTTTTATGGTTGTCTTCTTTTTTAAATAATCCCATCGTTTTAGGTTCAATGTTCAAATGGCGTACAATTACTGGATTCATATATATGCTATACATAGGTTGAGTGTAATTTTGTTTATTCAACAAAAGCATATTATAATGAAAATAAACTTGTTCCATTATGGATTTGTCAATATTAAAAAAAATTATATAATGATGTAATTTATATTCGTACTCATTAACTATATTCAAATATTGACAAATCGTATTATGTCGAAAATATAACATAATGGTGAATAAGTTATTCAAATGTCTTTCTTCATATTTATGAGCCAGTGTTTTACTATTTTTATATGATGTATATGACAACTCTTTGTCTCCAATTTCTATAGTATCTAATAAAAGTTTATCGCTATGGTCAGGTTCGCAATACATTAATATATTGTATTTTTCATCTATGCATCTTATTATTGACTCTATAAATTCATTTTTATCCCATTCTTTGTAATATATACTATATTGTTCTACAAGTATATTTTTTTTATAATCTTCATAAATAACACGACCAATGTTCATTTATATTAAGTTGTAAATCTTTTCTTCACTTATATACGAATTATATTGTTGATTTATTTTTCGCTTAATAGTATATCGTTGGTCATTGTATTGATGTATATGTTCGCTAATTGAAATATAGTCTTCGTCGTATTGCCGAAGTTTACTTTTTAGTCGTATGTTATCTTCACAATCCCATAAAAGAGTATTGATAGTTTTTAATTCATAAAATAAACTTCGCAAAGGTTCGGTTTCTTTTTTGTGATTCTTCAAAGCGTTGTATTCATTTTGTATATTTTTTTTTTTCAAATAATCTACACATTTAGATAATTTAATTTCTAAAATAGTTAATTTATCAATTATTTCGCCATAAGAACACGGAACCATCATAATAGTTTTTAGTTGTCAAAATTTTATATTAAAATAAACATGAAATATATATTATGTATACAATATTTATATTTCACCGAGATTATAGAAGTTTTGACAACTTAGGTCTAAACTATGCTATGAAACATTTTGACAATATTATTCCTATCTTTATATTTACTCCTGAACAAATAAAAAAAAATAAATATATTTCTAATAATAGTTTACAATTTCTTTGTGAATCATTGGAAGAACTTCGTGAACAAATACCTTTATATATTTTCTACGGAGACAATTTGAAGGTGTTAAGTAAAATTAATAAAACCATTCCAATTTCAAACATAGTATTCAATAAAGATTATACACCATATGCTATAGAACGTGACCAAAGTATTGACTCATGGTGTGTGAATAAAAATATAAATTGCGTACAAATAGAAGATTACTTGTTGAGTCCAATCGGTCGTTTCAATAAAACAGACGGTTCTCCTTATGTGGTATATACACCGTTCAAAAAAAATGTACTCAAACACTCTATACCTAATCCACAAAATCATCCATTGAAACATTTGATATATCATAAACCACTAGAAAGTATATCTTATTATAGTCCAAATTTAGATTATTATACATATAATCCACATAACAACGTCAAAGGAGGACGAAAAAATGGATTGAAATATCTTCACATAAATATATATTGTGAAGACCAATTAAGCATAAAAACAACACAATTGTCAGCCTATATCAAATATGGTTGTCTCAGTATACGTGAAGTATATCATCATTTCAAAGATGAAAACTTAAAGGCTCAACTCATATGGCGTGAATTTTATTATTACATCAACTATTATTACCCCAATCTATTAAAAAAATCAGTAGCATTTCAAATGAAATATGATAAAATAAAATGGGTAAATAATAAAAAGCATTTGGAATTGTGGAAACGCGGGGAAACTGGATTTCCAGTGGTAGATGCTTGTATGCGTCAATTAAATAAAACAGGATATATGCATAATCGTGGTCGATTAATTGTCTCTAATTTCTTGAATCGTTTGCTAGGATTAGACTGGAGATTAGGTGAATTATATTTTGCTCAACAATTAATCGATTATGATCCATGTGTCAACAATGGTAATTGGCAATGGGTTTCATCCGTTGGTATTGATACAAAACCATATAGTCAGAGAGTATTTAATCCGTGGTTACAAAGTAAGCGTTTTGATCCGCATTGTATTTATATAAAAGAATGGATTCCTGAATTAAATGATGTTCCTTCTAATGAAATACACCAATGGTACCTACACGGCAATCCAGATATTTACCGTTTGCCTATTATAGATTATAGTATGGCACGTGAACGAAGTCTACAAATGTATCGAACAATTCAATAAAATCATTTTACACATTTGGACGTCAGTTGTGATCTTGACTAAATAGTCTTGAAGATTATCCGCATTAAAATTTTGTAAGTTTCGTTTGGGTTTAGCATATTTAGACATATATATCAAAATATTTTATTTAAGCAATACTATTAAAATTTCCTATATATTTAAAACTAATACCAGCATTAATAATTTTATATCCTGAAGAAACGACTACTTCTTCAAACAAATCGCCTCCCCCACCTTCAATAAAATATATTTTCTAAAAACATATTTTATTGAAAAATTGCGGGGGTTAATTTCCTAAAATCACGACAAGTTTTAAGATAATCTTTATGAATTTCATAATTACGCATCATACCTCGTCTTGAATATTCTAATGTCTTCTCATAAATGTTATCTCGCCAACGGAGAGCGTGGAGTTTGTTTTTTTCATAGCATAGAGGCATCTTAATATACTATACAAATAAATTTTATATCTTTTTTCTCGTATAGTAATTTATATTTCGCTAAACTTCCTTTTTTTTCGTCTCATAATTTCTACAATCTCATTCCACCGAGTGTTTTCTTCAATTTTTAGTATAATACCATTATCTAATATGAGTTCATATATATCATTATGTTTAGTAAAACATGTGATGTAGTTGTGGTAATGTTGAACGAAAATATCACAAATAATTTTGCTCCTTCTATGGTATAAATCCATAGTTATATAATATAAAATATATTTTTATCTTACTTTATTAATAAATAGAACAACTTCTGGTTAATAGTGGTTGTTCAAGGACGATATTTTCTTCTATCTGTTCTTCTGCTCGTTCTTCGGTATGTTCTTCTATAAATGGTTCTTCGGTATGTTCTTCAATAAATGGTTCTTCGGTTTGTTCTTCAATAGGTGGTTCTTCGGTATGTTCTTCAATAGGTGGTAGTTCATCCGGTGGTTCAAATGCTTTAAAATTACCAGCGTGAACCGCATACGCAAAATCATAACCGAGATTGTTATATACCATTTCGTAACCATAGATGATATGGAATGAGACAGACCTTGAAAGTTCGTATAATCCCCAAACATACTCATAATTATACGTGTTAAAACTAATTTGTGTCCTAATTTTAAACTCTGTATTTGTTTGCTGGAATATATCAATATAAACTTTATTCAATTTGTTATACAATGATACAACTTTAAAATCTAACATTATATATTGATATATATAATTTATCTAAATTATAACATAAATCATAGTTTATCCAATACGTCATTCTCATCACTCACCCCCGAATTAGCAGTATTAATAATAATTCCATTTCCATTACCTTTCTCCAAGCAGCACCCGCTATGACTTTGAATTTTCATTCTATATATTTTATATGCTACTACAACTAACATAAGCGACAAACTACCTTCAACCGATAATCCAATTATATCGTTAATATCCATTTATACAATACCAATATATTTATTATCTTATAGGTATTTCTGCTACATCGTAAAAAACAAATTAGAAATTATTACTTAGTTTGTGTAGAATGCCGTTAATTTAACATACTTGATTCCATCACACTTGTCCTTACGCTTGGAAAATAGCGGAGTTGTCTACAATATAATATGAATAAATTAGATGTAAATTTATTATACTAATAATTTTAATTACTACTTATTCTCTAGTGATAAAACTCTTGACAACAAATCATCATATTGTTTTTGTAATGTAATCGTCTTTTCTTTTTCTTCGTGTAGTTGTTTGTCCACTTCTTGTAGTTGTTTGTCCACTTCTTGTATAGCAGAGATTCCATATATAAAAATGTTGTTATAATTTAGACTATACGGAATATTACCACTAGGGTCGCCAACTGAAACACTATAACTTATATCATTTATTTTTAATATATCTTGTGCGATAAATCCTGCTTCAATAATATATTCTTCGTTCAAAGGTCCATTATAGTTTTCTTCTTTCATTGTATTTGTTTTTTGATATACTTGAGGTTTTAGTTGTCTTATTACATTCAAACCATTTGATATATCAATCTCATTATGTTTTAATCTATCATCACTAGTGTTTGTAATTTGAGTGCAAAGTATAGAACCATCTGTGTCTAATTTTCCATAATAACTATTTTCATCACCTTCTTTACCAGCCCCCTCCGCAGTTAAGTCCTTATATCCAAACATAAATTTACTAAAACCAGCACTGGTTAAACCTTGCCCAACCCATAATCGCGAAGCATCGCCAGCACTTTTTACTTCAAAAATAGAGCCACGGTCTACACCAGAACCGCCGAGAGGATTATCTAATGTTTTTACCATAATACCCGCACCATCGCCACTATTAAATTCCCTTTCACCAATAATAACATTATTCATAATCATTCCATTACAACCAATCTCGCCATTTACATCAAGCGTCGTTCGTGATGTTCGTGGAGCCATTGTGGTTTCCGTTATAGCATAAGAATCGCTTACAATCTTAGTTGTTGAGTCTACGGTATCAAATTCATTCGTGTATGTGTTTATTGCTGGAAAGTCAAACCTGTACGTCGTGCCAGAAATATCTATGGAATTGGTGTAAACGATTGGGGATGATAAGGATGGGTCAATTCCGCGGTTATATAATTCTATGCGGAGACCTAATGATATACTGGTATATGATACACTGGTAGTTGACTCTCTACTATACAAAACAAATGATTGAATGTTATTGATATTAATATGTGTAGTCATTGGGATATATAACGACGGATTGTCCACACCAAACCCACTATGAGGTAAATCATCCAAATTATTATTCGCAATTCTTGAAGCATTATATAGGTCTGGATATATAGAATGCGGCCATGATAATTGCGTTAAATTAGTTGTCTTATCAAAAAACTCTGTCGTATTTCCAATCGGTTCATTAGATACATCATTAGAAGTAGAATTTGCATATATTGGTAATATATTTTCACCATTCACCCAAAGTTGTAACTCGCGAAGTTGAATAGCTACACTCCCCGTGAGGACAATCGTGTCAAACATTACCTCATTTCCGATCGTCATAATGGGACCGCCGCTATCGTTTCCGGCAATAGTCAAAGAACCGCCACAAATGTCCACATTTCCATTACAAATTATGTCTCCGCCCACATCTAACATTGCCTGTGGTGTTCTTGTATTTACCCCAACATAACCTGACGGCATCAGAGCAATATTATCTACATAAATTGAGGGTCCGTCGTTTTTAACACCTATTTCAAGCAATGAACGTTCTAAGTCAGGGTC